TTGCGGGCGGAGCTGCCGGTTTACGAAGGGACCGCACCCGCCGCCAGCCCTGAATAGGTCGTTTTTCCCACTCACGACACAAGGAGAAAGATTATGCAATCGACAGTCACTCGGGAGCGGACTTCGCGCATTGGCGCGTCGGATGCCGCTGCCATTCTCGGTGTCAGTTCGTACAAGACGCCCTACGAGGTCTGGCTGGAAAAGACCAATCGGGTTGAGCCTTGGGAGGGTAACGACGCAACCAGCATCGGAACCGCCCTTGAGCCGCTACTGCTCGACCACGCCGAGCAAGACCTTGGCGACCTTCAGAGAAACGTGTTCATCCCAGCGCCGGCAGGCTTGCCGATTGGCGCGACGCTTGACGCCCAAGTCATCGCCACTGGCGACGTGGTTGAAACCAAGACCAGCGGCATGAGGAAAGGCGCTCCAGTCGTCGGCTACTGGGGCGAAGAAGGGACTGACCATATTCCGCAAGAATACTTGGTCCAGACCCAACTCCAAATGTTCTGTGCCGGCGCGGAGGTCGCGCACGTCTACGCTTTGCTTGGTGGTTGGCCGGTTGTGAAGTACCTCGTCCGGTACGACAAGGAACTGGCAAGCATCCTCACCGAGCAGCTTACCCAATGGTGGCACGCTCATATCATCGGCGACGTGCCGCCAGACGCCAGCGCGGTAACGCCGGAAATTCTTAAGCGCGTCATCCGGCAGCCGGAGTCAGTCATCGAGATTGACCAGACCGCGACGTTTCGCCTGCGGACCATCATCGACGACCTTGAAATGGCCAAGGCCAAGAAAAAGGAAATCGAGGAACAGGTCGAGCTTCTGCAAGGCCAGCTCATCCTAGCTCTCGGTGACGCTGAAGCGGCCAAGCTCGCTGACGGCACTCAGATTACCTACCTCGAATCCTATCGCAAGGGCTACACCGTGCAGCCTAAGTCCTATCGCACCCTTCGCATCAAGGAAGCCAAGTAATGAACGCAGTAACCGCACCAGCAAAACCCAAGCTACTCGAAGTCATGGCCGGCCGTCTCGGTGTCGAGCCGGGAGCAATGCTACAGATTTTAAAAAACACCGTCATCAAGCCGCAAAGGAACGGCAAAGAAGCAACGAACGAGGAGGTGCAAGCCTTCCTCATTGTGGCCAACAAATACGAATTGAACCCGCTCACCCGCGAAATCTTCGCGTTTGAATCGAACGGGGCAATTATCCCCATCGTTTCTATTGATGGCTGGTCCACGTTAGTCAACCGCAACGAGAATTTCGACGGCTGTGAGTTTGAAACCGAGCACGACGACAAAGGCAATGTCGCCAGTATCACCTGCAAGATTTATGACAAGCGCCGCAGCCGGCCCATTGCGGTGACGGAGTATCTGAGCGAGTGTTCGCGGCCAAGCAACCCGTGGCGCACAATGCCGCACCGTATGCTTCGGCACAAGGCTTTCATGCAGGCTGCTCGCTTGGCGTTCGGTTTGTCCGGCATCTACGACGAGGACGAAGCGAGAGATGTTGTTCGCAACGACATGACGCCAATCCCAGTGAACGAGACGCCAAAGGCCGGCACCGAAGCGCTCAAGAATAGGCTGCTTCCTAAACCGCAACCAGAGCCCCAGCCCGAGCCAGTTGTCGAGCAGGCACCAGAAGAACCGATTGTCGAAATCGTGCCGGCCGAGGTTGTCGAGCAGGGCAGCCAGCCCCAACAACTCGAAGTGTTTATCGCTGAAGCCCGGGACTACACCGCTGATTTTCAGGCGGTGAAAACTCTGAAGGCTGCGGCCGACTTGGCCCAGCAGCTTACAGAGGATGACCCAGGAGCAGGTTACGAAATCGAGCAGGCTTACTTGGCCCGCATTGCCGAGATTCGGCGTAAATGAGTGGTGGGAACCTTGGGCCGCTTCTCCTTGTGACGGTCCTCGCTGCCGGTAGGTCAAGCCGGCATTTTTTGCGGCAATTAAACGGAGTCTAGTGCCATGCTTGAGAAAATGCTGTTTGGTTATTTTTGTGGTTTTGTTTCTGGGGCTGTCATTATCTGGTGCGCTTGGGCGCACGCAGTGACGAGGGATTGAACGATGGGCAGGCGACAAATAAAGAAATGGACCGCTGCTGAGTGGATTCGGTTTGGCAATCGCGTCAAGAAGGTGCGGGCAGAGCTAATCAGAATGTGCCATGACGTTCAAGACGTTTGCCCAATAAAAAACCTGAGCGGGCTAGTTAGGGTTCAGAACCAACTCGACAACTGGAAATCAAAGATGGAGGACGTTGTTGGAGAAAGCGTCCCAGCAGCAATTTTTACTCGCATTTTTTACGGATGCGAATTGCCAGAGAATCTTTGCGACAGCGACAGACCAAGGGAACAGGAGTAAGCATTAGCACCGTGGCGGAATTGGAAAACGCAACCCGACAAGGGGAAAGCTCCTGGTTCGAGCCCAGGCGGTGCGGTTTAGTAGGGAACGTCGGGAAGCCCTGAGATAGTTCGACGTAAAGCTACAGTCAGGGATGGAACGCCGCAGCTAGGCGTGACAAGGGAGAGACCGTCGCGGAACGACACACACAATAGGCGTGACAGCCGGAGAGACGGCAATTTTTGGCTGGTCGGCGTGGATGGTGACACGCTCACGAACAGAATGTGCCCGTTGCGGTGCGACTCCGCAGTTTCGTAGGTGACGTGAAGGCAGATTCTAGCCGGTTCGAATCCGGCACCAGCCATTAACCCATCCTCGCACCAGAGTAGGTCGGCGGTACTGATTAGCCGCTGCCGGTTGCTTAGTAGCGTCGGGCGAGGGTTGGTTTTATTAACACGAAAGGAAATGAAACGATGGCAAATAACGAACTGCGACGAGTAAAGCTGACTCAAGACCAATATATTCGGCTGTCAACAATAATCAGCTTGCGCGAGACGGACATTATCAAACTTGCTTGGGAGTTAATTGAGCGGGCGCAGTTTGAAGCAAATAAAGCGTGGAATGAGATTCGTCATTTGGCAAACGCAGTCGAAGGTGAGGCGATGTCGCTTAATCATATAACGCAGGAAATCGTTGTTTACAGCAAGGCAGAAGATTTAAGTAAGGACGAGTGAGCTGCCGTGTGGTTAAGACCAGCGGGCGAGGGTGGGGTTTGAAACAGCAAAGGAGCGAGCGATGAAGATTGAGGGTGTGCCAGCTGGTTATGAGTTGGTGCGGATTGGAATCCCGAAAGATGGTGATTTGTTTATGCACGGGCGAGTTGGGCATATCGACGAATACGACGAAAGCGTTTTCTATAACACGGTTTACCCCATCGTTCGCAAAATCGAGCGGCCCAAGACCTACAGGCCGTTTGCCAATGCTGCGGAGTTCAAGCCGCATCGGGACAGGTGGGTGAGATTTTACGAAGGTTGCCTAACGAAAAAAATTGGGGCGTACTCAGAAACTGAAGTAGAAATTATAGGCGAAGGCAACTGGGGCTACGATGCGGCGTTCGCATCGTATGTATTCGACGACGGAACCCCCTTTGGCGTGGATGTGAGCGAATGACATTTGACCGGCGACCAACATCACGAACGGCCTATGAAATTGCTGGCGACTTGGCATTGAGTAGCCGTAGTGCTGACCGGGAGGCGGCGAAGTGCATCTGCGAGTTAATTGAAATGATTTCCGCTTATCAAGACGTTTGCGTCGCGTACCGGACTGGCAGGCAAACGCGAGCAACAGAGTTGGCCTTGGAGTTGATTCAGCGGCACAAATGGCGAGTCGGAAAGCGGGAGGTGAGCGAATGACAAAGAAAAAACAGGCTGAAAATTGCCGAATATGCGAATGTGATGAAATGCTGGAAGTCCGCAAGCACGCTGCCGAAGCGTTTGATGTTATGGACGCCATCAGCGAAGTCTACGGACACTCCTACGGGGCTAGTATCGTTGAGTGGGTGCGGACGCTGATTGAGGCTGAAAAGGAGCAGCGGCGATTGGTTGAAGTAATGGAAAGCCAAGCCAAACGGCGAACGAAAGACGCTGGCGACTTAATTGCCGCGATGCGGTTTATTTCCGATGCAACGAGATGCGGCAGCGATGGACTGGCAATTAGCGGCAAGGCTATCACGCTGCAAATGTCCGAGGTGTTCCGGGTGGCAATCCAGCGTCTTGAGTTCATCCAAGGAGCTGATAAGGGATTGCTGGACGGGATGCAAAAGAACAATCAGCGAAACTTCGTGCAGGAGTTGATTGATAAGCAGGCAAAGCAAAAGCGTGAGGCAAAAGAATGAGCGGCAAGAAATGCCCAATGTGCGGAGAGGGTAGGCCGATGAGGACGCTTGCTGCCTCTTGGTCATGCGGAACACATCAGGTTTTTTACGATGAAAACGGCGATTATGTCGAGCCGTATTTTCAAACTGGAACAGAGTGCGACAAGACTATTTTTCGTAACGGGTTTTTACGATGCCATGATTTGTTGCGTATTGTCTACGGCCATTTGTCCCGTGGGTGGTCGGTTCCGTCTGCAATCGTAGAAGAAATCCGAAAAGAGGTAGAAGGCGAAAAGGAGGTGAGCGAATGAGCGAGCCAGTGAACGACTGTTGCTGCGGATTCCCAAGCGGCGAGAACGCAGACAACTGCGAACGGTGCGGACTGATAAAGCAACGTAATGAGTTGGTGCAGATTGCCGAATTGTTGCGATGGGAATTGACAACAGTTTTGAACGTACACGCCGACACCGAAGAAGATTCTATCAGAGCAATCGAAGTAATCGGCAAGTACGAGCAATTCTTGGACAAGCACAGCTTACGGTCACTGGTAGAGGAAATTGACTAACCACCCCCAGCAACACGAAGCTGGCGGTGGTTTGTACGGAGGAGGAATGATGAACGACGAGCCAAAGCGAGCCAAGGCGACGATTGTGACAACCTACGAAGGCGACTGGGACATGGTTCAGCAACTAATGGCCAGCGAAAAACGGGAGCGAGAAAAGCGATACAGGCGGCAGGAGTTTGAAAACTTCATAAACGGTATTGCCGACAAGAAGCACAAAAGGAAAAAGCGATGAACGAACAACAAGCAAACTTAATTATCCATTGGCTGGAAGTTCTCAACCAGCGAATGAACGAGGTAATCAACGAACTGGTCGAAATCAAACAACAGCTAAAGGACTCCTATGACGCTTGAGAAGATTTTTCCGGGCGATGGATGGCGGTTGCTGGGGCCGGATGAGATTGTGCGACAAGGCGACGAGTTCCTGTGCTATGGCGGCGACTGGGATATTGTGACCACGAAGATGATTGGCTACCCAGCAGCGGGCACCGTCGTGAGCCGCCGCATCCCGGCCAAGCCGGAGGCGATGGAGATAGATGGGCATACGATTATTAATGACAACGGATTCCCTCGGTTTAGTAACGCTGGCAATTCCGCGTATTACTTTTCATCTATACCGGAATCAATCCGCCAACTAGCCGACTGGCTGACACGTTACGCCGACTGGCGAGAGGCACAGGACGCGAAGTAACCCCCAATCACACCCCAAGCGTGCCGCAATCCGACGCGATGTTTCGATGATTGGGGCGGATTCACAGCACAGTGAAACAGGATTCTGTAACGAAAACTATTGAAGTTTTGTTACAAAACCAGCCAAGCTAACCGTCATGTCGAGCAGCGTTCGGGTAGGTTACAAATAGGAGGATACCTAATGACACAAGACGAACTGAGGCAGGAAGTAGCCATCATGCAGCAGCACGCCGAGCAGTGCCGGGCAGAGGCTTTTGCCATGATGTTTGGTGCTGGCGAGGAATACACCGAAAAACTAATGGACGTGATTACCGAGACAGCCAAAA